TTTGCGAACCCCGCATTGTTATCCCCTGTAGCAGACCACGTTATGTCATAGGTGCTGCCGCCGACCGTTAGGCGAAACTGCCAAGTGCCTGTGTCATCATTATTTGAGGGGACAACCAACCGCGCACGGACACGGAATGTGGCTGAGTTAACAGACGATATAGCCCCCGATAAACTGGACAGTGATGACCAGACCGCTGAAGCACCAGCCCAGTCGTCAATAATGGTATTATTAACCGAGCCATCAGCATCGGTCACAAGCCCATTCGGTGCACCCTCATCAATCAGGGTGTAATCATTGGTTGTTAATCCCGTTGCTGTGGAAGCATTTGCTGTGGGGACTAGGTATTCGATTGCCATTAGGCTTTACAGTCACACGTATACGAAGGCCATGTCTTGCAGTTATGCTTTACCTCATTAAAAGGCCAAACAAACGTTTGCAGCAGCGGAATGACATCTGCTTGATATTCAGGGCTTGCGATAACGGTATCCCAATCCTGACCATACTGGCGCATCAAACCACACACCCAGACGCGGTCGGGCATGGTATTTGTCTCCAGATACTTACACTGCTGCCCGTTAAATACGCAGCAGTGCGTCACTGAGACGCCCGTACACATAGTCATCAGATTATCCTATTGGATCGTCTGTGCCGACACCAGCTATCAGTCCAAGCGACTCTGCATAATTGGTCAATACCGAATAGACCGATTGAACGTCAGTCTTGAACGACGCAGGCCAATCCGCAAAATTACCAACCGCAAAAGAAGTGTTGATCACGTTGCCGTCTGCATCAAAAGACTGCACCTCAAAATGAACGTAAATTCCATCGGTATCCACTTCCATACCTGTATCGCCAGCATTACGTTTTTGAGGCACTTCAAAGCGGAATCGCCAGATACCTTGTTGGGTTATCGTTTTGACTTCTGGAGTGGTTAATGTTCTAGCCATGTCTTACTCCTTACGTAAGTTCGTCTGTTTTGCCGACTCCGATTAAGCGGATACCGATTTCCTCCGGTGGGTCGGATAAATCGTATATCCGCTTAATGGAATGAACGGGCATTTACGCTATCCGAATAATCGCCGTTGCTGCAGCCGCTGCCGGGAATTGAACCGTAAAATCACCGGCGGTCGCTGTCTTAGCTCCGCCGAAGTCGCACACGATAACCGACTCGTCGGTCGTGTCTTTGTAGATCAACGCGCCGTAAGCCGTGAAAGTTGCCGTGGCCCACACTTCATCCACGAAATCACAGATAGCGGTAGTACCGTCGACCGTCGGGTCGATATTGGTTAACGCGTTACCACCAGTCGTATAGTTGCCCGCGGCTGCCAGTTCACCTGACGTAGTGTAGGCCGTAGTCGCCGCGGTAAGGGTCGCCGTATTGTCGTATAGCGCCATATTGTAGGTAGAGCCCGCGACGTTAAAGTCGTGGATCCCTTCAAACAGCTCTTGTTTAAAGCTGGTACACATAAAATTGCCTGTAAAAGCCATGCTTAATACTCCTAAAGTTTACGTAGAATTTCTGCTATATCTTTTTCACCCTGGTTAAGCAGAAGGTTATACAGGGTCGTCCTATCGCTCTGGATCGCTCGGCGCATATGTATAACCAGGACCTTACGGATCTGGTCCTGGTAGGCAAGTGCTTGATCTCTTATTGGCGATGGATAAAGAGGGTCGTCGCCCACGTGGATAATTTTCTGTAGGCACGTCTCCGCCCACTCCTCGGGAGTAATCCCGCGTCCGCTCGTGGTCTTAACACTTACTACTCCGGTCTGGACTAATCCGCCGCCGTTATCCATTATCATTACTCCATATCATTTAAGTTAATCCCATATAAGGAACTGTCACTGGGATAAAAAGTTTACTCGCGTCCTCTGTTATCGCGAGGGTCTGCCATGCTCTTTTACGTACCCGGACCGGCCCCAGGTAGAGGCCCTTAGTGTAGTGCGCGATCAGGGCGTCGGCTAGGGAGATCGGCTCGACCGTGCCGGTCCCAGGCCTAAAATAGACCAGGATCTGAAAAATCCCGCGGGTGTCGATACAGGAGTCGTCGTCCCAGGCTATGTTATTCGGGGTGTTAGGAAAAAACATAGGCTCGAGCCACATACCGGTCTCGGGTGGATCCTCCTGGAGGCCGGGCCACATGATAGGGGGCTGGGGGTCGTATACGAACTCCTCGAGGGTCTCCAGGCAGCTACGTAGGATCTGGGTGGTACTCATACCGGCGACCTAAAATAGTTGTAGTTCTCGGCGTAGTCGCCGGCCCACTGCCGCAGTATGTTGGTCGTGTCCACCGAGCCGAACCGCCGGCGGTGGCCTACGCCGATCCCTGGCCTGCCTGGTAGTCCCTTGATCCCGACGACGTTATAAGTGGGCATTAGTGTTTTAGGTCCTCTAAATTGTTTCCATAGGGTAACATCTAACATACGCGTTAGCCCACTCCGGCATAGCGCCCGTAACAGGGCCAGGGCGGCGCCCCTGCATACCGTCGAGGCCATAGAGCTATGGATCTTACCTCGGATAGTCCGCTGGCGTCCCGTCTCTATGTTGTAGTAGCGGGCGTCCCGCTCGCCGGCCAGGTCGAGATCCTCCATAGCCTCCAGCATGGTATCCAGATAATCGGGGAGGTAGACGTCGTCGTCCTCCAGGATAAACAGGATAGCGTCGTCGGGTACGTGTTCCAGGCCGGCGGCCATACAGGCCGCCTGGGTATTTGTCCCCGGCTGCCACTTCCACGGGGGCCGTACGTGTATCACGTCGATACCGTCCCTAGTCCGGGGTACCCGCGCCGTCGGGATACAGTCGTCGACTATTACCCACGTAAGGGGCCCTTGGTAGGTCTGGGCGTTGAGGTACTCGCCGAGTAGGGCCAGGCCTTCCGGCCGTGCTCCCGTGGGCGTTAAGGCGTACACGTTCACGCGACGAGCTCGAGGATCTGGTCGACGATATCGACGACGTTATGGTTATCCTCGACGTACTGACGCCGGCTGCCATGTTTCATGTTGTACTTGATCGCCTCCCGTACGCTATGTATCCCCGGCGTAATGCCTCCCCGACCGCTGTAGTTACGTGTCGCGGCGCCTTTAATGTCCAGGTCCATCAATGGGCCCTGGTAGGCGCTCCGGTGGTCGCACAGGACGACAGGGGCGCCGCAGGCCATAGCCTCGAGGGCGGCCCGACCGGTGGCCAGGACGCACGCGGATAGTCTTAGGATCTCGCGGACGGCCCGGTCCTCGAGGGTCCGGACGTGGCGGTACTCCAGTTTTAGCTCTCTCGCCAGGGCCGGGATAAAATTCAGACCGCCGCGGTAGCTAAACCGGGTCAGGTACTTTTTAGGACCAGGACCTGGGGACCAGAACGCCAGGTCGATAGGCTGGCGGACGACGGCGTCCTGGCCGCCCCAGTGGTCGCGGACCCCCTCGGAGGTAAACGCGACCAGGCCCCCTCGGGGGTCCTCCGCCGGGATAATGCCGTGGCTTATTACGATCGTTTTCCGACAGTAGGCCTTAGCTCGTTCCGTGTCGCCCACGTTAGCGATAACGCCCAGGTCGAAGCCGCCCAGGGGGACCGGCTGTTCGGGCCCCCAGGTTTCTACCTCGTGGCCACGCCTGGCCAGTTCGCTCGCCACCGTCCGGCACCACGACTGTACCCCGCCGATCGGGCGGGATCCGTGCGGGGCGTGCTTGGCGGCGAGGAGTATTCTCACTAGATCCCGCCCGCGTCCTGTAGCTGTTGCTGATAAGGGACGTTCTCGAGTACCGCCATATTAGCGCCCTGGGTGGCTATGGTGTAGTTTACTGAATTGACATCGTATAGACAGCCGACGTATAGCCCGGCCCGTTGGTCGTATAGTCTCTGGATCATGGCGTCGTACATGGCCGTCGACCAGGTAATATTCGACAGCATATATCGCCCGCCGCTGGTGTTATTAATACCGGTAAAGTCCCAGCCACTAATATCTCCGGTAAATTGTGTAGCCCGGAGGACTCCGTAAAAGGTCGTTACCTGACTGGTCGTCCAGGCCGAGATATTCCCGTCGAACGCGAGGGCGTACCAGAACACGCTATCAAAACTTGTGCAGTTTGAGACGTCCCAACTATTCAAATCTTGATTGAAAGCCTGAGTTGCTTGGAACATGCCTCGGATGTTCGTAACCGCGGACATATCCCAGGCGTCGAGCGGCTGGTTAAAGGTCAAATTCAGATAGAACATGGAGAACATATTAACCGGGCCTACCGGGTTAATAGTCCACGCTGATATGCTGTTATTATTGAAAGCGCAATTTGAAAACATATAATCCATTTCAGTAGCGGAGCTTACATCCCACCCGCTGAGATCACCGTTAAACTCTGAACTATCAAATGCGACTTGAAAATTTATCACGCTCGAAGTTATCCAATCTGAAACATCAAATTGCCCGGTTGTGTTTGAGAATATACCGCCCATATCGGTAACGTTGCTAACGTCCCACCCTTTGAAATCAGAACCAGCCAGTTCGCAATGATAAAACGTCCGATTCATATTGGTAATGGTGCTGACGTTCCATCCGGTGAAATCACCGGAAATATTGTCCGAACTATAAAAAGCCTTTGACAAGTTCGTGCATTGCGACAAGTCGGGCGCGTCCAGGGCGGTTAGAAACACAAAATTACAGAAATAAAATGCTTCGAAGAAGTCCTTATATTGACTTGAACCCCAGTTCATTATTTCAACCAGTGCTTTTTGGGTAGTGTTATCGGTAAAATTTATTCTCTCGAACACGCCGGAGATCGTAACAATGTAGGTCCCCACAAGAGCGTAGACGTGGGTCCGCTCCGCCTGGTTCCAGACCGTTATATTATCGGTAGGTTCGCCGTCGCCCCAATCGACGATACAGTTATAGACCATAGGCGTCGTCGTACCCGCTGCATACTGAGCCGTCGGTAGCACGATCGAGGTATTAATTGCCGTAGTCGTAAACTTAAATACCAGATCGGGGTTAGGTGGTACCGCGACCGAGGGCGACTTTATCATCATCTGGGTCATTAAGACGTGACCCATACGACATAGCCGATCAGAGTTACCTCGAGACCGGTAGCGTCGCCCGAGGCGGGCGTGGATCCGCCGGCCGCGACTATGTCGATAGTCATTAAGGCGTTATCGGCCAGAATAGTCGGAGCGGGTAGCGGGTCGGGCGAATACCCTACGCTGGTCGTCGACCCGGCTGGAATAGTTAGATCGTCGATACTTAGAACAGAGACGCCGTTCTCCAGAATGTCGACTACTATATCGTCGCCGCCTGCAGCATAGCATGCCGCCCGAACCTCGGTTAAAACAAAAGCGTACGGCTGGCGCCACCACTCTATGTCGGCCTCGGGGGCTACAATGGTATCCTTGGCGACACATTTAACGACGAACGCCTTAAGCTCGGCGTCCTCCATAGCCGCCTCGATTATGGCGCTGTTTGAATTCACAATTTCGAAGGCATTCCTGCCAGGGGTTCCGGTTCTATCCCCGGCAACCGTTCCGACGTTAATTATTCCTAAGCCTATCGGCATAAATCCTCCAGAAATTGTTCGACCGTCATTCGTGGGAAACACGTTAACATTGTCTCACGCGACAGATTAATAACATCAATTTTACGTTGCTGTAAGTCTACAGCTGTTTTATCCATCAGTCTTGGCCAGGCAGCAATCCCTCCAGCATTTGCCATATTCGTCCGTTCACCTTTATTTGACATATTAGGATGGTCGATATGAAAATGAGCTTTACCCCCAGTCTTTGACTGGTCAAATCCTAGCAGGACGATATTTTTTGCGCCTTGGTCCACCGCATACTGGATTGCCATGTGGCCGCTATTGCCGCCCGTTCTTGGCCAACTCGCTCCGCGCCACTGTTCGACATCTGCTGCCCTATAGGATCTACTAACACGATGCCCTTTAAACCAACTCACTTTAGGCGTGTAATACCGCCACCATACGGCGTCAGCGGCAAATAAATAGCGCGCCCATGGGGTAAAGAATACCGCGCAATTTACGGCTACAGTCACGCCGACATGCCGCAGTGCTTCAGCGTCAGCTCTGCGTAAGGACGGACCCGATGCAACGATAATGTACCATTCAGACGCCACTATTTTTTACCTTCAGCGCTGCCATATCAACTGTATTGTCCCAGACCTCAACGGCTCCTCTTAAAAATCCATCGTAATACTCTCGAGGTCTGGCATAATTTGCTGTCCAACCTACGTAAATACTGTCACCTGTAAGCGGATCCCATTTCAGTAATGTAATTGAAATATCCTCTCCTGCCGCCTGGGTTCCAACGGGAAAATACTCAGCAACCTTCGAGCTGGTTTCTCCTCTTGTTGGGCCAGATGGCATGTGTCCAATTGAACCTTGAATACTTGCGCGCAAAAAACCTGTCTTAACTCTCATCCTTCCCCCGGATTCCCTTACACGCTGAGCAAGTGAAACGGTACTCTGTACAGCCGTTCTGGCTGTTGCTCTATATGACTTTTTAGCCTTGTTATTCCACTGACCGACTTGATTTGAAAAACTACCCATCAGGCTGCCCTTTCCACTGCTGCAAAATCAATCTCATGTTCAACATAGCATCGGCAATTAATGACTTCACTCCCCGGCCCTATTCCTGGTGCCTTCAGTGATATTTGAGTATAAGGATTTAAAAAATAATCATCTATTCCTCTGGGTTGACCGTCCATCGCCACATGTCCAGGTCTCTCATTCGCAGAATAGCTATGTCTCCAAATACGTGTAATAGCATTCGGAGGGGCTAACCCTTCATCAACAATTTGCTGAAGCGCCTCATCACTTGCTGCATTTAGTGACTGTAAAGTCTCAGTCCTGCCAATCGTATCTCCGCGGTGCTTTAACATCCGATCCTCATACCGACCCACTATTTTTTTACGAGTTGCTTTGGGCAGAATTTTGCCCTCTTCCATGCTACGCTTAACCATGCTGTCAAAGCGCCTATCACGCAGTTTTCTGCTTTTGTATCGCTGCCAGTTTAGTGTCTCAAGATCATCTTCCATGTTTAGCGCATACTGTACCTGCGGATCCGATAACCCTATAATCCCACCGGAGCGCCTCCCTCCTGGGATCTGGCGGCCAACTATATCCAGAGCGGTTGTTCGTGGGTTATCACCTTTGATCATTCCGTTCTGTAATATCTTTTGAATCGCACTCTCCTGCTGAGGCATTAAATCACCCGTAATCAGCGTTGACGAGTTGGTTCGCAACCAGCTTTCGGCCCGTGGATTATTGATATTGAATTCAGCTCCAAATCTCCTCGGCACATCCAGATGCATTCTGAAGTCTCCGCTGAATCCGTAGACGTTTCGGATGCTTTCCGTCAGGGCTGACCACATCCCTACCCGAACACCTGCAGCAATCAAAATGGCCTCGATGTTACCAGAAATAATGGCATTTTCAAGAGCGGTAATCTGAGCCCTGTTTTTAGCATTATTCACAGCAACAATAAAAGCATCCTGAACCGGCTTTTCAAGTCGGCGCAACAACTCCTCCATTTTTTTCCTACTTATGGCCATTCGGTATATCCGATTTCATTGAATCAACAAGGAAAGTGGCGCGAAACATCTTCACCCTATCCTTCTTGTGACCGACATAATAGTAGTGACCCATGTGAGCAATTTGATGTCCAATTATCTGTCCGTCAGCCGTAAACAACACGCCCTCACCATCAATATTACGCACTTTCAACTGTATATTTTCGATACCATTAAGTATGACGGGATCGAGTGTTTCATTTTCGCTCATTTCATTTCCTTGCGTGTATTTTCCAGAGCATTATGATCGGCCCTGGTTTTAGCGGATCAATTTTTACGACCTGGTAAATAATATTATCAACCTTCATTCTGTTTGCCAAATCAGGATTAATTGCCACGCCTTGAGTACTGACTAGAAATAAAACATCTCCCATTTCAACGAGTGTTCCACTATTATCAGATTTTTTAAATAGCGTCTGAACAAGTCTGATTGGATGTAAGACTTCCGCTCCTATTTGTGATTCATACGGCGCTCCAGATGCTGCGTCATTTACAATCAAATAACCATCATTACCGAACTCATCGATCAGCGGTTGAACCGTATTAACATTCAGCGCTGTGTAATCAAATGCCATTTAAGCAACCCAAGGCCAAGGAACTTTTTTACCATCTGGCAATACTGCCATACACCTAAGCAAGTCACTGACCGCAGTAAGTACAGGTCTGAGTGCAGCAATTGGATCAACATTCTTCAAACCCTGCTCTGCGGGCGTCATATATGACTCTGCAATAACGTCTACCTTTACGCTCTTTTTCTGCTTGCCGGAGGTTATAATTGGTGACAATATACCAGGGCTTGAAAGTTCCGCGAGGGCGGCGATGTATGTCGCCTGTTGTACCTCGACCGGTACCTCATTATCTGGTACATCATCACCGTTACAATCTTCCGCGCCGGTTCGCGGCCAAGCCAACCCTTGTAAGCCTCGACCGCAAGTCATCTCACCGTCCCAGTCTGGAAATGATGACAACCACAAACTGCCACGCAAGATGGCTCCGTCCGTTGTTGTATCATCGGCTACAGTTGTGCCAGGATAATAATCGGCAGCATAAGCAATCAGTTCTGCCCGAGTAACGAAGGCATTAGCTAATGCTACACAACTTCCATCTTCAACAATAAGGCTCATTATTCATACTCGGCTGCAATTTCTGTGGCTTCATCTTTTCGAACATTACTGTCCGTAACCTTAAAGCCGTTTACATAAACCTCGTACCATCCGCCGCCCTTATGATGTGTTTCAACTCCCTCACCGGTAACGCCTTTAGGCAATACCAGCTTTTCCCGTACATCTCCCCGTTTTAACCTCATTTTCATATGAGGTCTAGGTCGTGATGGTGTAACAACGGGCGAGTGTGCTTTTTCAACAACATCTTTACTGTCGATCAATTGTAAAACGCCGCTTCCAAGCCACTTACAAACGGTTTTGTTCCGACGTATTTCATCAATCTGGGCAGGTGACAACGGTACTGAGTCTCCCGGCGATAAAATAATGGCAGGGCGACCCGAAACCCCGAGTCGACGCCTGCCGTTATTGATTAAATGTTTCATTTCATTTCTCCCTGGGATTAGATCCCGTCTACATAGCTGATTTCATTCGGGAGTCGAATGTCCAAACCGCCAAGACGCATCACGCCAGGTATCTCCCATCTCAGTGGACCGGCTTGCCATACAGGTAGGAACCTATGAGGCATTGGCATGTGAAGTTTTAAGACTTCCGGACTGCGACGATATGCAATCATCCTGGCTGTTGCACTAATACCAGCATCATCCAGACCGCGTTCTGCCCGAATGGTTAGTGGTGCTCCGGTTGTTGCCGTATAGACATTATTCATCCGGACAAACTCCAAAATGGTCATGGATGTATCTGTCAAACGACGTGAGGCAATGTAATTCCAGGATGCAAAAGGAAGTAACAAAGTATCCGCAAGAATAATGTTATTCGTCGCTGTCTGGATATTCGTCAACGCTGCATTAATATCCTGGATAATTTCATCCGGTGTCGTAGTGCCACCAGTCCAGTCACCATTTGTAGCGCCAGTTGCCGTAACAGCTGAATTATCAAATAGCCCTTCGAGTCCCTTTGTGGTATCGCCTGACAAAGCAATTCTATCAACCATTTCTTCGGATGCTCTACGGGCCGCGCTGGCCTTATCGTTGGCAAGTGATATACCGAGCATTTGTGCCTGGTTAATCTCCTCCCAGCCGTATCCGTAACCGATACCAGCGGTCCAAACGGAAGTCTCAAACTGAGTCATCTCCGTATCCGCCATAGGAATATCATCAGCGTTACCGTTCAGCCAACCTGCAACTCCCGCCTTATCGGATGAAAAGTATGTGACCGTTTTTGCAAACGGGTGTGCCGATGTATCAACGGGAATCAAACCAGGATATTGAATGTCTGGATACTTGATTGCATAGACACCGGCTTCGATATGGGAAGTCTGTGAAATAACGAATCCCAATGCTGCTTGTGCGTCAAAAGTCCTCATGCTGAAATACCTCCACCGACCAACCGAAGTTGAGCAAGTTCACCCGTTGCCGCAGTGGTATCCCACCGAGCATTGGCGACAATTGGAGCGGTACCAGTACCGAGGGCGCCTGCCGCCAGAGCAACCACAGGGTCGCCGGCACTAACACCTCCAGAATTTGCTACCCAGATGACGCCTTTTGTCATGATTCGAGCATTGTCCAGTTCCGCAAATTTGTTAGGATTCGCGGGATCAACAGATTGATCACGAACCGTAACACCCAGGAAATCGCTGCCG